TGCAGGTTTTTTCGATACAATATAAGTACCTCTCTTTATAGCTTCTATCCTGTCGGATAACTGCACATTGAGAAAGATAACAAACCTTGCAGCGTTAAAATTATATCCGTCAAAGCGTCCGTCATCGTTTACTAATGATAAGCTTGCTGTTTTTTCGATTGCCACACCCACCGGAAAGTCCCCAGAGTCTGCTGAATCTACGAGACTATTTCCAGACAGATAAAAGTCTTTTTTGCCTAGCTTAAGAGTTGTACCATTTGACAATGTAACATTTGCTGTCACGTAATAATTTCTGTTTGTAAGAGATTCTTTCTTCAACTGAGTAGATACATTTATCAAATCGGCTCAATCCTCCTTATATTAATAGACAAATCTGTCCACTTTTCTTCCCCGTCTTTCAGAGTTTGCGCAGCCATGTTAAAATTTGATGCGTAGAATGTTCTGTCTATCCATCTTCCCGGAACAGTAGGGTCTTTATGATGGAATGTGAATTGGCTTTTGTTAAGCACAGTATTTAGTATGGTTGCTATTTCAGCCCACGTAAGCTCGCCCCATTGCATGTCATACCCACCAATTGTCCCCATTGGTGTATTGTGCATAATCAAATCCTGACTTCTTTTAGAGTCTTCTGTAGAAGTGGTTGCGAACACCGGTTTGTAACTATCCGGTGCTCTTATAACAACGTTGTCTATCTTAAATTGTTCCTGCGGCATATTCTTCTCCTTACGCTAACTCAAATGGGTTCTTCCCATTCCGGTTTCTTCTCATTTCAGCTTCACTGATAATAATATCTAACAATTTTCTGCCAGATGCATTGACTGTAACATTATAGGTATTTCCATCTCCCTGCCCTTTTCCTGACTCTTCCCGGACGATCTGCCGTAATAGGCTTTCCGGTGCTTCCAGGTTATTTCCTTTCTTCTGGTCACCTAATACCGCAAGGAATTCGCTTCGTGGTGGAATAACTGCGCCACTGGCCAGATATGGGATAGTTCCGATACGTGGAAATGTTGCATGAAATCCAATAGTCTTTGAACCAAACGGTGTTGGAACAGTCCAGGGTCCAAAGGAAAATGCAGATTCAATTCCACCAATTGCATTATTAATCATTCCAACTGCATTATTAACAATGCTGATTGCTTGATTGATCGGAGCTTTAATAAAATCCACAATGCCTTCAAACGCAGATCTGACTGCATCTCTGGCGGCATTAAACTTATTAGTGATAGCATTTTTTATCGCTTCTACTTTATTAGATACGAACGTAGCTACGTTTTCCCATGTTTTTGATGTCTTGTTCTTTACGCTGTCCCATACGCCTACAACTTTAGTTTTAATTGCATTAAATACTGTGCTGGCTGTGGATTTAAGAGAGTTCCAAAGACCAGAAAGGGTCTTTTTAATTGCGTTCCAGATTGTTGAAGTCAATGCTTTAATCGCATTCCAAGCAGTGCTGATGATGCTCTTTATTATACTCAACGCGCCTTTTGTTACGGTTTTAATTATCTCCCACGCACCTGACACAACATCTTTGATAAAACTCCATGCTCCATCCGCAATCTCTTTTATTCCCTGCCAAGCCAGTTCCCAGTCTCCCGTGAAAACGCCGACAAGAAAATCAATGATTCCACTCAGCGTGTCTGCTACATCACCAATTATTTTAATTAATGATTTTATGACTTTTATCGCTACGGTGCCTACAACATCAATTATCTTTGCAACAACCGGAAGCAAATTCGCGATTATCCAGTTAATTAAAGGAACTAACACCGACTCCCACAGAAGTTTCAGAGAATCAATGAGTTTTCCGAGAAATGTTTCTATCTTTAAAATTGCGTCCCCTAATGGTCCCTCTAATAGCCCTTTGATTTGTTCTGCCAGTCCTTGTAACACCGGAAGAATGTATGTGTTATATCCGGTTATCAGAGTTTCAAATATGCTTGATAATCCATCTGCTATAGAATCAAAGAACGGTTTTACATGTTCATCGTATAACCTCGATATTGCATCACTAAGGTTTTGAACAGCTGTTAAGACGCCGCTTGTTACGGTTTCTATTACTCCGAGACTACCCTCGATTGCTGACTTTAAAATGTCCTTGTTGTCGATAAAAGGCTGCGCAATCATGTTAAGGATATCTCTGCCAAGTTTTGCAGCCGTTTCTGTAAGAACCATTCCGATTTCAGCAAAGATTCCGATTAAATCCGCAGTAATCTGCTGTGCGGTTTCTCCACCAAAAACTGAGAAAACATCCGCAAAGGCGACTGCAAGATTCCCTGCGATTTGCGAAATTTCAGAGCCGATATTGAACATATCTATCAGATAGTTCTTTATTCTTTGCGTGTTCTGCTTTAAAAACTTTTCAATTCCGCCTATAATGTTTTGTGCAATTGTCAATCCAATTCTGGCAAATGAACCGGCAACTTGTCCAATTGCATATGCAAATGAATCAAGAAAATTATTTGCTGCTTTAGTAACTTCTGAATCAGTAAAGATATCCTTTAAAGATTTCCATATGGAATCGAGATCCTTTTTTATTCCGTCAAGAATTGGTTCGTAATCTCCTAATCCATCCCAGAATCCTTTTGCGATTAACTTAGCCAACTGTTTAAATCTGTCGATTATCTTTTCTAGCGGTTTTGACATTTTATCAAGAACTGTCTCACCCTCTGCCAATTTTCCATAATCAACATTTTGTACAGCATCTTTCATCTGATCTGCAAGTCCGCCGGTTGCGCCCGGTACTTTTGACGATGAATCTGTGCTTTTATCCGTTGAGTAATTATTTATTTCGTCAAGAGGACTAAGATATCCTTTTGCCGCCTTAGTAGCTTTCTTAGTTGCATCTGCTGTATCATTTGTCGCATCTGCCAGCTTTTCGGCATTGTTGGCAGCATCTCCATATTGGTCTGCCGTATCAGCTATTGCATCTGTCCCGGCAAGGCCTGCACCACTTGTGCCTGTCTGGCCAGATGATTTCTTTCCGGTGATTAACTCCGTAAATGATTTAAAGGCGTTTGCTAAAGTCGCCAGCTTACCTAATAAGATATTAATAACTTTCAGAACAGGCGTAAAAATATTAATCAATCCCTGTCCGACTGTTGCTTTGAGAGACTGTAACTGCAGCTGCATCACCCTGACCTGGTTTGCCCAGCTGCCAGATGTTCGGATAAAGTCACCAGATGCGGCAGACAACTGCTTCTGCACAAAAGCCAAGCGGAGAGCCACTTTCTCCTGTTCAGTCATGGCGGATGTGGTTTTACCATAGCCATTTGCCAGCGCGAACTGGTCAAGCGCCGACTGGGTAATTACCACACCGAGGTCCTTGAGTGTTTCCGTTTCACCTGTAAACACTGATTTCAGTTTGATATAGGCTAAGTCCTGACTGATATTATAAAATGATGCCACATCGCCAGTTAACTGTGTCAGAGCCGTTGACATGTCGTAAGCCTGCGCTTCTGAGAATCCGAACGACTTAGACATTGCTCCGAACGTTCCGACATACTGTTTCGCCATTGTTTCAGATAATCCGGCCGAGGTCATGGCATTCTTTGCAAATTCATTGACCTTATCCGACATTGTGGTAAATGTAACATCAACCACGTTCTGTACTTCTGCCAGATTAGAACCAAGTTCTACGCACTCTTTCCCAAACTGAGCCAGTTTCCTAATTGCGAATGCTCCGCCAATCAGTATGCCTATTTTTTTTACTACGCTGCCAAGTCCGTTAAAAGACTGCCTGATTGCTGATACGCCGTTTTGTACACCTGATGTGTCCATTCTGGTATCAATAATGACTGAGCCATCAGCAGCCATGTGTCCACCTCCTAACTATTTGAGGTTCAACATCTCATTCAGCTTATCTTTATAAGCTTGCTCCTCGTCGCTGAGACGTGTTTTTATGTCAATTGTGTTTTTATTCTCTTGATAGAATTTCTTTTCCCATTTATCGAGTTTTTCACCCTTTGCTTTTTTTGACCGGATTCCAACTACGGTGTTGAACAGGCACTCGCCAGATTCCATAAAGTATCCAAAAAACGTCCACCAGTGCATATAAGGTACTGATCTGATTTCTTTACCAGCAACCTTGTTCACAGCCGGAACGATCATATCTCCATCCTGTTCCCAGTCCATCAAACGGGGTTTGGGCTTGTTCGGGCTATCATCGAATTGACCACAATCAATAAACTCGCAAGCTTTCTGACAAGCTTCTGTAAGATGTTCCAGGGGTATGCTTTGCCAGTCCTCAAACAAAATCTGTAACATAACAACAGCTTTCGCCTGTTCGTCCAATTCTGGGTCATTCATGGCAACCAGAATATCAATAATTACTCGAAAATCCGTTCTGATAGAAAAATCCACCCCACTGATATTTAGTGAGGTGGGCAACTCATAGGCGGTCATTTTGTATACTTCTCCGTGTACTTATTGACTACTTCCTGCATTTTTTTCTTTCTCTTTTCAATTTCCGGAGTAAGTGCTTCATTGATTTTGTCCAGAACGATATAGGCAAACACCTGACCATTTCCAAAAACAGTTGTTGCGGTAATTGGTTCTTTGAATAAATCTTTAGATGCTTCGTACCCGAGCATATAATTGATTTTGTCCTCAATCTGCTTATTAATCTCCGCCATCTCTTTACTGGAAGAAACATTTTTAACAGATTCCTGAGCCCGTTCAAAGAAAGTTTCCAATTCTTCCGCTCTTGCCGCAATGTTAATGTCAGTAGGGTTCAGTTTAAATGAAGAGAACACTTCACCCTGTTTATTTGTAAATGTGAAAAGAAGAAATCCATCATCAATGTTTGTGTTAATTGTTTTTGCCATTTTCTATATCCTCCTAAAAATTATTCGCTGTCAGCTGTGAATGTACCGGAACTGATATCAAACTTTCCTTTTACACGTTCGCCGGTATAATTGACGGTAAATGGAATCTGATATCCGGATGTATCGCCGCCATAGGAGGTCGGCACAACGTAGCAATCCTGCTGATACGCTTCATACTTACCTGCCGTAGCTTCTGTCCAGAGATGAACCTCAACTGCTTTTGTTTTGAGGTTGTCGTCTTTGAGGCGTCCATCTACAATCTTCTGTAATGCTGTGAACAGATTAGAAGTAGTGTCTGCATAGAATGGATCAGCGTCAGAAGAAACTTCATAGCCATTGTGTTTGAATGTGGATTCTCCAAGAATGTTTTTAGATGTTTCAGTATCTGGATTGAGTTCTACATTGTACTCTTCCAAATCCTTTCCAAGACGCTCATATTTCGGTGTTAGTCCTCCACAGAGGGAACCTGCATCAATGTAATGAGCCATATATTTACGGTCAATTTTGCCTGTAACTGCCATAGAAATGTCCTTTCTGCCTATAACTTTTAAAAGGCTGCGTAGGTTAGTGACTATCTCTAATTGATAGCCGGTTGTTACTTGTTATATTACTTCATAAGTATTTTCATAGCGTACTGACAATGGCAATAACCAATCCTGTACGCCGCTCTCCTGTGGTTCTAAACCATATGAGTTGTCGCGCATGATGCGTTTTATCGTTCGTCCCTGTGAAAGCTCTGGGAACACATTTAAACGCGTCTCAGAGCCATTTATGATAACTGGTTCTCGGCATATCCATTTGCCAAGACTGTCAAGGAATTTCTGGACAGACAATTTCTGCCTTTCCTTGTCAGATGCTGTTCGGTATACTACATAGAACGGATACTGACACACTTGATGCATCGTTCCGCAAACATCTTCTTTTTCTGAATAGACCAATGCTCCGTTGTCTGCTGAGAACGCAATCCCAGATTCCTTGCCAAGTTCCTCAAATTTGATTGTTTCATTTTCATACAGTCCCGGATACTGGTTCAGAAGTGCTTTCATGGCATCTGTCAGAATCTCATATCCAGTTGCGTCTTTTCCAATGGGTTTATCCGCCATGTCTGCCACCTCCTGCCTGTGCTTTTACTTTACGAATCCATGTGCTACCGTATTGTCGTTTAGCAGCATCAAACCACTTTGCCTGTACCTGTGGGTGAGCCTGTTTGGTGTATTCAAGATTTTCCTTTGCAGCTGTCTGACCAGAAAACTGACTAACAAGAACTTTCTTTGCGTACTGTCGAGCATAAGGACTTCCAGTCAGCTCATCCACCATCGTTTTTCCCATATAGAGGAATCTACCGTAAGGTGCCGCCGCCGCACAAACAAATCCTGTGCCTTGCATAGATGAACTTTTTGCCCTTGTCTCGTTAATGAAATCTCCTGAAATCATCGGCATAAACGGTACCATACTGTCCATAACCATTCCGTCAAGGAGATACTGGGCTTCTTGATACTGTCTGGAAAACCTGTCCATATTCAGCTTGATTTTCATATCTCCATCGACTATGGAGAATCCTTTGAAATGATGAATTTTACTCATATCACTTACCCAAAATCTCAAAGTGTGGAATCAGTGTGTACGGACCGCCTACACTGGTAACCTTAAACACGTTATCCTTGTTCTCGTTCATGTACTGGTAGAATCCGTTTCGATAATCACCATCAGTTACTGCTCCACCAGTCCATTCACCCTCCCAAAAGAATGATTCGTCCGAGAATGTGATAGTATCTTCCAGAGCATTGTTAATCTGCCTTTTCCACTCCTTCGAAGGCACCCATGGGAGAATCTTGCCATCTTTATCGGTAATGGTTATATCACCGTTCTGAACAGCATAACGAACGTGCAACTGTGCGTTGTCAGTTGCGTCTGGTCCGTACTTTTTAAGAATTGCCCCCTTGTCCGTAATGAGGTCAACACCGGATAAAACATGAGGATACCAGTATGCATCTCCTGTCGTGGCTGATTCATAATAATCAAAAATCGTCACAGTTTTGCTATACATGATACCCTCTCCTTAATTATTCTTTCTGCACTGTCTGCTTAATAACCTGATTCACACCAGTAGCCGACAATCCGTTAAACATACCGACTGCAACCGCCGTGATATAGTCCGATGCCGGGAAATCCGGGATAACTCCCATTCCGACAGCTCCGAGAATTCCGCCAATAACCGCCATGATTACTGGAATCCATTCATCAGAGATTCTTTTTGATGCTTTACAGCCCATTCCTACGATGTAGCAAATCATAACGATTGCGATACATGAGCCTAATGTTGAAATGTCCATAATCATACCTCCAAATCAACTTTTTCCATAACTGCCCTTGCTTCCAGAATAGCAATATAATCCGTCATTGCTCTTACCTGCATATTGTAAGTGCTTCTCGGGCAAGTAGGAGTAAATGGGAGTTCTCCTTTGTCCCACCTTTCAAGCATATTCGCAAGTTTCTTATATCGAATAACCACCTGCATATACTCTGCCTTAAAGCGTTCCTTGTAATCTGCACTGTTCATCATTTCAACTGTCTGTTTTAATTCCATCATTTCTATCACGCTCCTGCATACAATATTGGTATTCCATCATCCGTCCTTACTCCCATCAGAAGCGGTAAAGCTGTCTTGAGAAGCAAGTCGTTCGTTTTCTGTACGTCTCCGGCGGCGGCATATACCGCACTCCATTCTTTTACACTCGCCCCGATCTGCTGAGGTGTGGCATAAGAAATAGATTCACTGCCAGAAGATACAGATGTTACAATGCCTGTTGACTTGCCACCGGTATTTGTGTCGGTCACATTTGCTGACGCCTGATTAATAGCATTCTTTTCAGCAAGTTCAATCTGATACATTAATTCAGCTAATGAACAGACCGCCTTTTTAATACGTTTCTGTGAGCGTTCATTTTCCGGCAGTCCGTCCACCAACCTGTCAAACGTCATTGTGTCCACAAAATCACTGGCTCTTTTTGCCAGTCGTGGAAAGTCGGTTTCTGGCACGACATTGCCGAATGATTCTGTATAGAATTTATAATCTGCATAAGCCATGCCAGTTACCTCCTACGTTTATGATTTCACTGTTACGCTTGCACTTCCGGAATTCAGTGCTTTGTATGTTCCGTCGCACTCAACCACTGTAATCTTCTGTCCGGTTGCTGCCCCAATTTCACCTTCTCCGCTCCATGTAGTCCAGTTCCTGAGGTTCTGTCCATACTCAACAGTTACTGCGTTTGATGCAACTTTGTATTTATATACGTTGTTGACATTTTCTTTATCTGGTTTTACGGTAATTTTTGTTTTTCCGGTTACTGTTCCAGCCGTGGAATTTACTGTCAGAGTACCAAGCGCTGGTGTCTCATCAATAGTGATTACTGCGATTGCGTCAATGTACTCCGCAAAAAGAGTAAGTCCCATAACTGCGAACGCTTCGGACACTGCTGTGTGATAGTTGCCCTGAGTGTGGAATCCGATCAGGTTTGTCTCGCCAGATACGGTGTATACAAGTCCTGCTCTTGCGAAGTCAGATTCGTTCGGGTCAACATAATACAGAACGATGTTCTCGACAGGTGTTGCAATAACCTGTCCTCTCGGGATTTCGCTGTCAGACAGTAAAAAGATTGTGTTGAATCCCATAAAGTCTTTCATGTACTGAAATCCGAACTGGTTCTGAATAGTAATTTCAGCTGCTCCGAGGTATTCATATACGTCCAGAATGTTGACAAATCCAGCGACGCCAGTCACATTTCTGTGCATCTGCTTGAATTTGTTCTCAACACGACCCTTAGCCATTGCCAGAGCCATCTGGAATGTAGTTTCTGTGGAAGTAAGTGTACCGGTTTTCAGATAGTCATAGAATCTTCCGGTAACATCAGTCTGAAGCTGGAAAAGGAATTCATCATCGGTCATCTGAACAGCGTTCTCATAACCGTGGTCCTTGATTGCTTCGATAGATACAGCCTTTGCGTACTTTTCGATAGTCATTTCCGCATAGGTCTTTTCTTTTACGGTAAACTTGCTGTAAGGGATTTCCTCGCCCTCACCAACTTTTCCGCTCTGTAAAGTACCCTCTGCGTATTTGGACTTGAGTACAGCACCCGGCTGCTTTTTGATAGGTCTCATGATACCCAGAATATCACGTAAGTGCTGCCAGTTTCTCTCGAATCTGGTTACAAAGTCAATCTCACGTGCTGTGACCTGGATATCATTAGTCATAATAAGATTTGTTTTTGCTGGCATAAAAAATCCTTTCTACCCATAATTATTAAGGTATTGGGTTAGCGGCTATACTCTGGTGTATAGTCGGTGTAAAAATCACTGGAATAACTGGATATTCTGAGCAATTGCAGCCTGTCTCTCGGACGGGTCTTTGATTGCTTCGATATCTTTTTTGGTCATACTTCCCGGTGTCTGCTGCTGTCCAACGTGAGTGGTAAATCTTGCCTGATTCTGCTGAGCCTGCTGCTGAGATTCATCCACAAAAGCGGATGCGTCAGACTGTTTCATCTGCTCGATCAGATCGTTCAGTCCAAGGATTTTACCGTCTTTCAGTTTCAATCCTGCTTCCTTGATGTCTGCCATAACAGACTTCTTTGCCGCTTCGCTGGAAAACTTAACGTCATCGAGTGCCGCTTTCAGAGCATCCGAGAAATCACGGTCGTAGATTTTTGCATTGAATTCTTTCTCTGCATCTGCCGCTTTCTGTTTCCAAGTCTCTAACTCGCTTTTAATATTTGCCGGGTCGATACCGTCAAAACTTTTTAAGGTTTCTTCTGCTGTCTCAGCACGTACTTTCCAGTCATCACGTTCTCCCTCGACTTTTGACAGAGTTTTTGCAACTTCCTTTGCATTCTTGTAATTCTCAGAGAGTGTTTTCTTTACATCTGCCTGTTTATCCTCCGGGATTTCAATTCCAAATGATTTTAAAGTGTCAATAAGTTTCTGCATAACATCCTCCTGGTCGTGTTTATTGACCTGCCGCCGCAGGTAAATGGATTAAGCCAGTTAGACCACTGGCAGGGTAACGGTGCATACACGATTCGAACGTGTACAGCATTTCTGCTGGATAGGTTAGCGACCTACTCTGATACCATTACAGCAATGCACCATATTCAAACACGATTAGGATTTCTCCTTATTCACCATACTTGCAACCATATTCAGCCACTGTGACGATAAGTCTGAGTTTTCGGGAGTGACCCTGAGCTTCTTACCGCGGTCAAAGCACACATGGGAGTGTCACCCATAAATTTCACGGTTCTTTCAGAAAATGTTTTTCATAGCAGGAAAATTTTTCTATGAATTGCCATACCGCTACTTTAACGAATCTCTTGTGTTATACCCTAATTTCTCAGGTTCAAGGCAAATCAGCTTAACGAGATTTCCGTCTAGTCCGTGGTCTCTCACACCGCTCACATCAACGGATTATTCTTGCACAGCAAGCGTCTATTGTACGCCGACCACAAGGATTCTGCTTTTGGTCTCTTTATGATGATACACTACAAGGTGTGTTGGAAGTTCCTTCCTCCTCCAACAGAATCACTTCTGCTAAAAAGATGGTTGATAGTCCAGTATCCCGAACTACTCTATCTTACATAACCCTGTATCTCAGCTAGACTGAAAATCTATCTGCACTGAGTTAATCATGTTTGAAATTGCAGGAGACGGATTTGAACCGCCGTTCTCAAGGATATGAGCCTTGTGAGATTCCGCTTCTCCATCCTGCCATTAACCCGGATTCCCGGGTTAGCAAGGTATTTAACGTGTCATGCCTGCCACGAGTTGTTTCGGATATTTATTTCTTTTTTAAAAGAAAAGTATGAATAACAAAAACCTTAATCAAGGAGGTGAGCCATCTTGCGTGCCAGATGGCAAATACGCACGACAGGATTCGAACCTGTTCAACTTTCCGTTAAAGCGTGCGTACCAGCTACTAAATTAAAGAAAGGAGGATTAAAACGAAAATGTCAAAAACAACCGTTTTACTTGTGCTTCCTGCTGCACAATTACATTATAACAGATTTCTTTTAACTACCTCTCTACCACTTTTTGTGTTTTTAGAGCATATTACGGAGTTTTTCTACGTATCTCTTGACAAGATCACGTTCTTCCCGGCACTCTGCATCCTTGGACATATCACTCATTTCTGTTGTAAGTTCGTCCAGATGTTCTTCCAATGCGGCGAGCATCTTTCTTTTGCAGTCTTCAGACTTGCCGGAACGATAGCTCTGTTTCTGCGTCATGTAATCGTCATAAGCATCTCGCCCATCAGAGCGGCTGTAATGTCCTCTAACATAATGCTCACCCCTTCTGGCATAAGAATTACTCCTGTCGTAATCCGGCATCATTCTGCCGTCATTTGCGCTGTATCTCCCCATGCTGTCGCGCTTTCTTCCGCGTTCGCTGTAATCGTCATTGTATCCGCCACGCATCTCATCAAGGACAGTGTTATAGTACTCCACTTTCTTGTCCCAGTACTGCGTGTTCTTTATGTCTTTGTACATATCAATCAGTTTGTATGTCATTTCCAGATTTCCGGTAGTCAGTCCATTATCAGCGATTTTGGAAAGTTCATCTTCGATTCTTGCACATAAATCCTTAATATCTCTCATAATCGCACCTCCTATGCTTCTCTAGTCACGACAATGTTCGCGTTCGCAACAGAAATAGCCTGATCGCTTGTGTTTTCTACCGCGATATTAACGCAGCATCCGCGAGGCACATCAATATAGATGCCAGAGGACACATTATTGTACTGATTTACTGCTGCCGGTGTGGAAATCATCTGGGAAGAAAGAACCGGCTCACCAGAGATTGCAATTGCCAGAGAAATAGCTCCGACAGTACCGCCTGTTGGAATTGCGATATTACCAGAAAAATCCACGAAGAATCTCGCTTTACACTGGTTAGTCAGTCCTCTTAGAGTGATGATTCCGCTTCCCTCTCTGTGCTGAATGCAGTTAGAACCTTTAACTGCTGTGTTTGAAAATACTACGTTTCCATTTGCTGCTACAGTCTGAGCAGCCACATTTGTAAATTCTGCCATAAAAATACTCCTTTCGTATCACAAAAGGACAGGTCTCAGCCTGCCCCTCTGTGTAATAACGGCATAAGCCGACATTCGAATCAATCGAAAGATACTCTCGATATGAAGTTATCAGCAATTGCATCCGGTGTTGCATCCGCATCCACATCCGTAATATGTGTTCGGGTTAGGAACCTGATATGCCGGAATCGGTGCTGGATTGATTGCATTAATGAGCTGCTGTGTCTGAGAAGCCATTGCAGTTGTGAGAAGTGCGCTCTGGCGATCCTGAGATGCAGCACGTCTGAGATCATTATTCTCAGCCTGCAGACTAGAAATCTTTTCATTGCAAAGATAGTCAAGAATGGCTCTTGTTCCTGCATTCTGACTGTCAATAATGTCTCTTGTGTTACTGTTCATTGTGTTCTGCAATGCGCAGGTATTCTGTGCCATATTGTAGTTTACGCCCTGGATAGCTTCCCTGGTTTCACAACAGCAGTTCGCAAGCTGTGCCTGTAAAGCGTTGGCGTTCTGCATATTCGCTACAGTATCAGCATTGATTGCCTGCTGGATTCCGAAGCCGGTCTGCATGATGTTTGTGTTGATTCCATTGAATCCGGTAAGCATACCATTATTCATGGCATAAAAACCATCGCACAGGCCACTGTTGATTCCGTCAAGTTTGCTGATTACTGCGGAGTTATCGAATCCTCTCTGAATGTCTGCCTGGGTAGCTGCTGTGGCTGCATATCCGCCGCCGTTGCCATTATTGCCCCAGCCGTTGTTTCCCCATCCGAAGAAAGCAAAAATGAATAAAACAATAATCCACCAGCTACCATCTCCACCAAACATGCCGTCATTATTTCTACCGTTTCCAGTAGCAGCGGCAATATCTGATAAGCTGTAATTTCCGTCCATAGTTATAGTCTCCTTTATTGTGTATTTACATCAATCTGGCCAGATTGTAATGTACTATTTCATATTCTTCAGCAGATTTTGAAACTGTCCTGCCATCTGCTGAACTTGATTAAGTTGCTGCTGGGAAATCCGTCCAGACTGTAGCATTTTCTCAACTTCTGCTTTCGGGTTTCCCTTAAAATTCTGTTTAAACTGCATAAACTGCTGTATCATCTGCATTGGCCCGTTTCCCTGTGGCATCCCGCCACCAAGCGCGTTAAATAATGGATTACTCATCTGCGTTTCCTCCCTTGACTGCTGATTCCTGCGCGGTATTAGCTCTAACAGGTTCAGAAAAAGAATTTAATCGGTTTATAATAGCTTCGTATTTGCCCTTTAAATCGTCATATTCCTGTCTGGTGACATATTTACTGTCCATGTTCTGAACAGGCTGTTTAGGTGGCATCTGAATGCCTACTTCATGATATTCAAACGTTCGTAATGGCTGCGGCATACCGGAAACGTCCGTGGATTTTATAAAGAATTTTTCACTTTCACTGTCCATTAGTAAAACGCTTGTTCCGGGTGCTACCAGATAGGATTTTGCACCGACTTCGCCAGATACCCACAGAATACCATTGTTATTCTGCTGTGGTTGCTGTACTGGTTGAGTTGGCATCTGGACAGGCTGTTGCTGAAATTGGTTCATCTGTCCCGGAACACCAAAACTATATTGATAAGGATTGTTATATAATGCCATCTTATGCACCACCTTTCTGATTATATTTTTACATAGATGTATCAATCTAAAAAGTTCAAAAAAGTATCGAAAAAGTATTGACATACCACCAAATTGGTGGTATTATATAATCATCAAAGGAACGGAGGAAACAGAAATGAAGAAATACAACTTATCACAAATCATGAAAAGAGCATGGGAACTGGTTAAGAAATCTGCAATGACAATATCCTCCGGTCTTAAGAAAGCATGGGAGGAAGCGAAAACAATGGAACAAAAATTAGTTGAACTCATCGGAAGTCCAAAGCAGATTGCATGGGCTGAAGATATAAGAAAAAACATGATTTCATATTTATCTACTCTCGTTAGAAAATACGAAGCTGAAGACAGACCTGCTCGCGCAGAAAAAAGAGCTAAAGATATGGAGATTCTTAGCAACATCAAAGAAGCTTCATGGTTTATCGAAAATCGCAGTTATGCCGTATATTCTACAAATTATGATTCAAATGATTTAAGCGAATTAATGGCGAACCGAAATGAAATGAATTTATATGAGCGTATACATAAATATGTCAAAGAACATTGATAGAAAGAGGGACGAAATGTATGTATAAATATAATCAATCTGAATTTGAATCCATGATGGATGAATTAATGCATGATTTCAAGAAAAGCTGTGGAAAATCTGACGCCGAACTTGATGTAGCTTACAAAATCTTAAATCCCTCTCCTGTCGGCGGGTTTGTCGACAGCCTCGTTAAAATGGATAAAGATTATAGCACAAATCTATGGGAGATCAAGCGAAAACAGATCAAAAGCTTTATACCTGAATGCGACGGATACCAGTTAGACGACATCGTGGCCTATTGCCGTGCGAAATTCTTTAAAGAAGAAGTCGATCGTATCATATATGATAATTCTATCGCTGAAGAATGCGATGTTTGTGTATATGCGGACGGTACTATATTAAGTCCGGAATGGCCATATTTATGCGCAAAGGTATATGTAAGCATCAAGTGGATCGACGAAAATAAAACCAGCTATACTCGTATTTTCCCATCCGCGGTAGGATTCATGTCTTACAAAACAAAAGGATCTATGGAAGATGATCTGAAGCAAAAAGAAAATATGTCCACCACGGAAATGCGTGAACACTTAAAGATATCCCGGGCAGAATTCTCAAGGAGGTACAACATACCGATTAGAACGCTCGAGAACTGGGAATCCGGAAAAAGCAAATGTCCGGATTATGTGAGACAGTTGTTAGAGCGAGCTGTCTTGGAAGATTGCGAAGTGAAATAGGAGGCGTGTAAAATGATTAAGAGAGTAAAACTTGAAACCATTTACAAAATGGCTAAAGAAGATAACGAGGAAATAAAAGAACGTAAACTTTTCCCGGACGGATGGGATGAAAAAGTCTACGATTATTATAACAAATTGTCAAAAGAATCTTCCGACGTTGAAATGTTCATGGAATTTCTGGGCGGTGAAGATTCGCCGCTAGAAATGGCGTACGCATACAGGAGAAACATGTATATCATGCTGTACACAATGAATGCAACAGATACGATAGCATTTGTAGATGGCGAATATGATATATTCTACATCGTATCAAAAGACGGCGACGATTATAACAGCTGGGAGTGGTGTTTCACAAACAATATTGACCCGATCAAATACAGGGGTGACGACGGAGACGAACCGGTCCCAGAATGGCTCATAAAAAAATATGAAGAACAGATAAGGGAGGAAAAGAAAACAGAGCTGATTTGAAAATTAACTTTCAAATCACTTTTATATGCGGTATAATAGAATAGAGTTTAGTAGTCCCATATTGGAATGTAAAAAGTATTATAAAATTTTACATTATTTAAAGTAGAACCATATTGGAACGTAAAAATAAGGAGGATTACATCAAACTCACAACTGTTTTAAAAAAAGCCCCCGGGAGATAGTCCCGGGGACTTTTATTGTCATCTTAACACACTTTAATTATTTTATTGTTTACCCTCCGGCTTAATCGTTTCGCCGTGGATATGCTCACATTCATCTGTTCAGCACAGTATTCGAGCGTATGTTCCTTGCATCTCAATCGGAATAGCTTTTCTTCATCCGGTGTGAAATTACATTCTATCAAGAATCTGTCTATATCTTTCTTTGTGAACACATATAATTTCATGAGCATACCCCTTACTAATGCTAACGCTGATTCTGTGCAAGATAATTTGTAAGCTTCTGTTTTGTTTTTTTTAATTCCTCCACGTTATTCCCACTGATCTGACTGTCCAACATGGTTGATAACACTTCCAGAATTAATGAATCTCGTTCTGCGATTCTCCGAAGGCTTTCATAATCTCGTCTATCATGTTCTTCCAGTGTCTCTACTCGCTTATTAAGTCGGAACGCCGGTGTAATCCATTTAAAGATTACGGCCGCCGCCCCTCCGACAATAGACACCCCTCCGCAGATAGAGAGGAAAATCTGTACAAATTCTGATATGCTCATTTAGCTACTCCTTTTCCCAGTAATATACCGGGATCTCATTACCACTATCCCATGTATCAAAATATTTGCCCTCTTGTACTGTCACCACATGACCATCTATGCAGAGAATATATGTGCCTGTCGGATGGTCTGTACAGAAGTCATTGACTGTATAAATATATCGCTCTGACTGTTCTATCAGCTTGCGTCTGTATCCATGCTTATAAAGATACGCTCCCCAGACATAATTTGCACTTGGCATATCTGACAGAGCGCACGCCTGCACCATCAGTCCGGTGAATACTGTTTCCCAATCGAAGCCGGTTGCTTTACATATTGCCCGGACAGCACAATCTCCGACTCGATTCCCGGCAGGATTCGGGTTGTAATACTCCCATCTGTCCATCAGTCAATCCCCTTTGCTGTTTTATATCGTTTTGCCGCTCCTCTGGCTTTTGCGGCGTTCTGGCGGTTCCACTTAGCAATCATGAGCCGGTCTTGCAGTTCTCTCAGGTCATTCTGCTTGCAGTAATCTTTGTATGCAGCATTTTGTTTCTGCAAAAGATAGGACTTCCGGTCAAGGTCTTGTTGGAGCGCAAATTTTGCCTTTTCATTTGGCGCGTTTTCGACTCCTGCTTGCAGTCCAAGGACTTCACGCTTTGTTTTTCGGATTCTCCGCTCATAAGTACGTTGTCGCTGTTCCTTTTCGTACTGCTTTCCTTTGTTTGCCTTGTCCTGTGCTGATAGTTCTGCATAAGGATTAAATTCTCCATCACTGGCTCCAAAGCTATGCCGACAGTTGACCCCTGACAGTCCACTTGCTGTCCCATATCCGGTCAATGAAAACGGTGGAAATTTCTTACTCTTGCCAGAACGAGAGTATATCTTGCCTTGCCAAAACGAGTGATTCCCGGGATTCTCGCCGCCGTCACCCGTTCTGGCTCCCATGTGTGCGCTGACCAGAACTAAATCCCAGCCCATTTCTTCCATACGTTTTAGGGATATATCCCCCGTAGCCTGAGCCACGCCAGTTCTGACAGAACGTGCAACTGCTGTTTCAATCGTGTCTTTTCTGCCAGATGGATATGTGACAGTAACACCATCTGATACAACGTTATTGACTGCCTCTTTGATGGCTTGCGTATACCCAACTGCTCCAGTCATTACATGATTATAGGCAAGGTCGCATTGTTCGATATAGAGTCTCTGGGCGGCACTTGCGGTTGTTCTCGTGAAGTTCTTCCACTCGCCCATAGTCGCAAGCATATTCCGCTCCATGAGCCTTATCATAGTCGGGGATTGTTCAAGCGGTACAGGGCTTAATCCTGCCGCCTTGTATACCTTATCATCATAGTCCATTGCAGTGATTCCGGCATCTTCAAACGCTTCAAGAAGTTCCTGCTGTTCACGTTTGGTGTATTTTGATAATTCTGCCAGAATGTCCTCTAACAGCTCACCAGATTCCTGTAGTGTTCTGATTCTCCACGCATCGGCATTGGTCAGAATATAGTCCTCACCTCTGCCGATTCTTGCCATCATTCTCGACACGATCTCAGAGATGATATACTGATGCAGTTCTTCTGCTATCTGTTCACTACCCTCTGTTATCCGGCGTAAATATTCTGGACTTAGTATAGTATATCACCTCCTTCGTCAAAAGTCGTGGTACATGTTTTGGTTTTTTTTAATTATTTTTCGCTGTCCTCACCAGCTTCAGAACCTGCATTATCCAGTACTGCGAACACATCTGCCATGTACACTTTCTCGAACTCCTGTGCCGTTTTTACAATAAGCAGCGCCTGACTATTGCTCATATTGAACTCAACCTTGTTATCTCCAACTTTAATCTTTACTCTCATGTCTTTTCTCCTGTTCTTAATCAATATAATTAAGCCCCACCGATATTCCTTGTCGATAAACATAATATCAGCTTGTGTGTTGGGTAGAAAAGAATTATGAAGTTCTTGCTGGTTTCGGTATTACTGGTATACATTGATATGTATTAGTAGTACCGAAATTGACCATTCACATTATTCATGTCGTAGGTTCTTTCAAATATTCAACCCACACCGTACATTCACAATCGTTAGATATGGATGGAAACTCAATTATTAATTTTGAACAGAAGTTGTCGTAATTATATAGGTAAGAATCTAGCAAATTATAGATAATAGGTATATTAGAACCCGCCGGCCTAATTATTTCTCCGTTTTTGAATTGCGTATGAAAATCAGCCCCATTAAGAGAGCCATCTGACATGTCGTTATTTTTAGCCCTTCCGAACGATAACCAAGATGGTGGTACATCTGATTTTAATTCAATGTAAAAATCTTTTATTTTTCCAGCTGGTAATTGAAACGTATTATATTCAGACGTTATACTATATTTTTTTATAAATACGATAACATCATGCATATCATACTTATTAAAAGTTTTATTAATTTTATATAATGATAAGCCATTCATGGTATGTTCGTTATATGTTTGTACGTTGTCGCATGTTAACTTAAAAGTATCTTCAACTGCGTTATCGTTGCATTCGTCTACAAAATATAAATTCTCAATATGTATTCTACTTTTATAAAAAATTCCAAAGTAATTATCGAGCCGTTGTATTCCACCTTTTTTAATATATAATGTTTTTATTTTTATATCTGTATTTGACTCCGAAATAACATACGATCTTTCACACGCACATAAATAAGCATTTCCTACTTTTATATTATGCGAAGAACTGAATGAGATTCCTCTCCCTTTTGACTTTTGCGTATAGCCCACGTTTTTCTCAATAAAAATATCATTTAGCGATATATTATTACAAAATTGACCGATTATAATTCCTGCTCCGCATTCTTCGCTGGTGATATTATCGAAAAATATGTCTTCGGCATACATGAGATAAAATCCAGCTTCCGTATTTGGATATCCACCAAGCAGTTTCGCATTTTTGTATCTAATATTATTTAATTTTCCCTTTTTTTCATATTTGCAAATTTTATTGTTATTTTTATTTTGCAATGTCAATACTTCAACGTTAAATGGCAACTGTACGTTTATTTTTAATATGTTATCTGTTATATCAACAATGTTTGCAAAAAAGAAATCACCGGGCTCATGCGTGTCGGTGGGGTTTTCGCCGTATATAACATATATATCATCCCCAATATTGAATCCACTTGCATCCTCTACAATTACAGTGTAATCACCTTGTCGTGTGTCCGAAACAATACTGGAACTATATAGTACATTCAAAACGTTATGAAAAAAGCAACACGAATCATCACATTGAATTGTAGAAAAATTGAAATCTATATTTACGTTTGGTTGCAGAAGTATTGCATAACTCTCGCCACCACTTCCACCACTTTTTGACACTTTATATGTTTTGCGTTCGAATAAACAATCAAAACCGTGTTCTTTACAATATAACAAGCAATCGTTAATGGCTTTTGTATCATCCGTTACACCATCTCCAACTGCACCAAACATCTCGGGTGTGACATAAAAAGCACTAAGATATTTAACATCCTCTTTCAGTGAAGCAACGTCCGTCCTGTTCTGCTCGATCTGCTGCGCCTGTTCCGTCGTGGCTCCGGGCTTGACTGGATTCTTCTCAAGGTACTCATTTACTGCATTCTTGATCTCTTCTGGCGAGATTTCACCGCCAATCCCTTTTAAGCATAATTCGTATAAATACTTCTCTTTTCTCGTGATTGGCTTCGGGAGTTCGCCTGTATAATCACCTGTCAAGTACGCAAGATACTTTTCTTCCCTTGTTACTGGTTTATCTGCCATCTTTTTATTCCTCTCCAAATAATGTTAGCTCGTCTGGCTGAGCTTCTTTGACCATTGCTTTCGCCTCGGATTCTGTCATTCCTTCAAACTTCACAAAATACAGCCATGCCGGAACCTTGCCAGTAGTCACATACTGCCACCATCTTGCACGGTCGTTTTCACGCACATACAGAATGTCTCCAAAATCATAATTGACTTCATAAGCTCCGACAGGTGCAAACCCGTACAGGTCAGCATAAACGTTCAACGCGTAGATTACTTCATCCAAACATGATTCCAGTTTGTCTCGAACATCTTTGATAAACTGTACTGTCCTCTGCTGTTCCGCTTCTACTCCTGTAGCCGTCTGAATGCCGCTAGATTCGTTGAAAACAAAGTATCCGTTGGAGAATCCAATCTTGTACCCTAACTGGCTTAAAAGGGCGTTTATGCCGCTTATACGTGTATCTGTGTTGAGAACTGGATTGATTTCTTGATAGAACTCTTTCTCATCCTGACCGAATACGTTCTTGACAAAGTGCGGTAAGTTCATCTCATTGCGTCTGTTCTCCATGCTCTGTGGTGACATGGCTGATACAGGTGTGCCGCTTGGCATCAGTAGTCTATCATCTGCCAGAATAATCTTCTGAGAATCAAAAATCTCTCCGGCATTACGGCTGTATGCGATATCGAGGTCTTTTAACTCTTCAATAGCTTCAGCGAATATCGGAAGCCCAAGTGGCGCACTGATATCCACATTGTTCGCTTGCGGTGTCCGCAGTACTCCGTATAGAGGTCCGTCCAGCTTCTCACCATTTGCTTTGAGAATCGGTGGTGTATCTGCCATAAGGTCAGCCCATTTGGTCTGCTTAAGGTCAATCTTGTCTCCAATGTTTTGAGGGGATTTCGATACATAGGCTCTGTTAGAAACGTAGTACGGATAGGTCGTCACGCCGTCCACGGTGGTCTCAACAAATCTGTGATATTCAAGCCGTGTATAGTATTTCCGTCCAACAGTATAAGAATCCTTGAATATGATTCCCTTAATTTCCTGATTATCATAATCTACAATCATCACATCCACCGGAGTAAATACGTCAAGGCTCTCACCGTTCGGCTTAATAAAAACTGTTCCGTAGGCACAACCATATTCTACCCAGTGACGTATTTGGAAATATACCTTGTCAATCTGCTCCTGTAGCCACGCAGCCCTTGCGGAACCGTCTATCTGAATGCCGATTGCCAGCGTTGCGAGCCGAGCCGTCTCTGAGCAGACAGATTTAGCAAAATTGATCGTCTTGATATTATTCTTATCATCCAGCCATTCCGGCGCACCTCTGTAGATGTTCGCACACCGGTTAATCAGTGATTCCATCTCTGGAAATTCTGCTGCCTGAATGTTGAAGTCCTCTTCGGCTTGTTTTTTGAATATCATATTAAACCACCTTTTTATTATTGTTATAAGTCCCATTTAATCTACCTTTTAAAATCCATCCATCTTACAGAAGTATCTCGCACAATAATGTCTTCATATTCTACAACTTTTAAGATTTCGTTAATGTCAGATGATCCATATATTTTTAACCTAATGCTTAAGAATTCATTTATTTTATCTAAGAAGTACCTATCTAACATTTTATGCACTGTACCCCCTCCTGTTAAATAGCGGCTCATAAGCATACCTAAGCGCCGAGATTGCGTGGTCGTTTCCGTCAGGATAACCACTTATTACATTTCCCTCTTTGTCCCGATCGTACTCATATTCTGTGATTTCTTTATATGCGTTCGGTGTTCGCTTCGGGTCAATGACTATAGTCTTTGTCTGTAAGAATTTGAAACCATACTCGATACTTCCCGGTCCTTTGATTGCTCCTCTGGCAGGAAGTCCGGCGTCCCGGAAGTCGTTCACGGATTTAGGTTCCGCAGAATCACATGTCATTGTGTAATCGTCATAGCCTTTTTTCTTGATCCAATCGGCGGTCTTTGAATTGCTCCATTTATTTACATACAATTCGTCAATCAGATATATCTTCTCCCTAGCAGAATCATAATAAGTTCGGAGATAGCAGAAGGCATCCGGGTACCATCCATAATCTACACCAGCGAAAATGCGGTCCATGTGGCTGATCTCTTCGTCTGTAATATCTCTGATTTCGAGATATTCAAATACGTTTCCGCCGTCACCATTTGGGACACCCAGGTATTCATGCTCATATGCTTCTGGATTGACTTCCTTTAAGTGCTCTGCATCATTAAGGAATTTCTGACCTAGCCACTCTGCCGGGGTTTCCAGATAACTTGAATGATGAATAACTCTTTTTGGGTTAGGTGTGAGCTTAATCCTATTTACCCAGTTTGATTTTGATTTTGGTGGGTTGTATGATGAAAAATCATAGGATTCATCACCACCACGAAGCACTGACTGATTAACAGAGCGTTCCTGAGCATCTCCCTTCATTTGATCTTTTTCTTCTTTCCAGAGGATTCCAATGTAGCCAAACTCCGGCTTAATGGATTTCAGTTTGGTTTCATCATCCAGACCACGGAAGTATATTGTCTGTCCAGTCTTAATATACTTGATCTCAAGTGGCGACACCTTGCATTCAAATTCTTCCATCAGTCCAAGTTCATTGATAGCCCATTTCATATTGGCGTATACGGAATCTTTCAGAGTGCCTGCCACCTGTCTTGTAATGCAGGCGTGCATCTGTGGATTATTCTTAATAAGCTCAACAATCTTAAAAGCTACGAAAGAGGATTTCAGACCACCTCGACCGCCCTCGAATACATATTCGATATTAGGCTTAATCTGTCGGTTAATATCCACGAATGCCTTGCCGAGCACTCTGGCAGGAAGTTCGTATTTGCTTTCGTCTGATTTTGATACAGCTACCAACTGTTCCCATTTGTCTACTGCCTGCATATTTCCTTTAATAGCTTTATCGTATACGGCAGCTACAATGCAGGCATTGTTATTTGCATCCTCATCAGATATTCCCATCTTTGTGAGCTTCTTTTTCGCAGTGGTCGGGGCAGGATTCTCAGCTATCATTTTTGCTAATTCAGAAAGGGTCTTTTTTTGACGGCGCACTTCTCCCGACTTAATACCGCCTTTTTTTGTTATTTCTCGGAGTTCGCTCGGAGTTCGTTCAGAATTTGGTATTAAATTTTTCTCATTTGCCATCCTATCAACATCCAATCATATCCTTTCTGAATTCAAAAAAGTCCCCAGTATAGCAGTTATATACAAATATAATACCACACTGGGGAGATTTAGCTCTCTACCACTTTTATAAATTTTTAAGTTTTTTAAAGTCTGCCAATTAATTTGGCCAGATGATAATATTCCGCCATGACCTTACGTTTGTAGCCATAGAAGTCATTTTCCGTTGCGGGAACTGTCCTGATCTTTTCCATCGTCCGATATCCGATACTGTTCACGATACTGTCATAGATTTGCGATTCAATGCCGGGTGCGTATTTGATAGATACCTGCAACAGATTGTATTTATCGCTTTCGCTAAGGTTCCGCAAGTGACTTTGTAGTATAGGTATATCATCCGGCGGTACTCCGTAGTCAATCAGTGTTGCCTTTCTCAGTTTCATTTATTTTACCCTCTTCATTCAAGCTCCAGTCACATGGCATGCCTCGAAAACATTCTGGACAGTGTTCGTAGAATCCGCAGCCTTTGCAATCTGCTGGCTGTCCAGTGCAATATTGCTGTAGTACGTGGTATGCTGATATAGCAAGATTTGGCGTTATGTCTGGTGTAGGTTTATTATTCATTTCTCCATCTCCTATCGCTTACTTTTTATCGCTTGTTTTCATCGCTTGTTTCTGTAATTTCTCTCAAGCAGGCATTCCAACCAACCGCAATAATATCTTTTTGTGATTCTACATTGTCATTCGGAACGATATACTCTTTTTTCTCCGGCAATGGCTTCAATGGACACCATTTAGGTCTTGATTTGCTTTCGTAATCATAATGTTCTTCTGTCATCAGAATTACATCATAATCTAAACAATCGGCTAATTCACACAAACCCTCATATTCAAGTTCGCCGCAGTATGCAGTTCCGAACGGGCAATCATAGCAATTCTCCGGTGTATCTATCACTAATACTGATTTACTCATTTACTTCACTTCCTCTCAGCATTAGGCTCAACGTATTATATCCCGGACAACCTTTGTATTTCTCATCCATACGTTTTTCTAGTTCATCTAAAAGTTCCTTCTTTTCCCGTTCTGTCATTGTGTCCTCACTTTCCATATCTTTTCAAAACTTCTACAATTGCATTAATGTGCTCTGACAGTGCATCTAAATCTTCGTCTTTAATTACTCTCAGTCCACGGCTCGACTTAAAATCTTCAATGGCATATACACCATCTTTGATTTCCTTAAATTTCTTTGCCATTTCGCTTTCTTTTATGGCTTCGGAATCGTATTTGTATAACACTTCATGTTTATCGTATTCTCCAATGTCGGTTTCAATTTTGGTTCGTTTAGGAGTTATGCGTACAATCTTTGCCGGATACACCATGACGTGTCTAAAATTTGTTCCCCATCCGCACCGTACTTCTCTTGCAACTCCAACCACGTCTCCGACTTTTAAATCATCTTTATTTATCGGATTTAATTTTCCTATTACCATCCTCTTGTCATCCTCACTTTCCCCATGTAAGTACCTGCCCGTTATTCTGTAAATAAATCACCGGCGCAGCTTTACGCTCCATATCTCTCAATCAGCTCCTTATAATCATCACAAATCTGAATGTGATGCTTCTTTTCCAAATCATCAACCATTTCAGACAATGATGTTTTCCCAGAATTAATATCATTGATGTAGTTATTAATTCTTTTTACGGACTTCATGTAGCGTTTCCATCCCCATCCATGCAATTCGTGCATTACATAGAACAAAATCACAAAATTCAGCACGTCAGACCAGTTCTTTCCATCCTCGAACCCATCATCAAAGGCTTTCATCTCCATCTTTTTTAATTCTTTCTGGCAGTTCTGGATAGACTGCGCAAACATATGAGCCTGCTGATTCGTATACGGAATGAATGCTTTCTTTTTCTACTTGATTTTTAACTTTCCCATCCAACAGCCCTCCTTATGTTTTCTGTTAAAGCATCAAACTGTTTTAACATCTTCCGACATCCGTTTCTGGTCACCTGCATATCTTCGGCAGAGTCATCTATCCAATATTTGCCGTCAATCAGATAGCTGTTATCCAAGAATGTACGGAATCTGTATTTTGTAAGTCCGAATTTATTCATAATTTCTCTTTGCGTCAAGGGCTCTACAAATTCACCATCTGCTGTAACAATGTCATAAAGTTTCATTTTATCTCCTTGCTTATCTTTCTTGTTCCGTACCCAACCGGAGTATATGCTCTGTCGGTACTGGGGTGGTTCGTCTTGAGCAAACCATCATCAACTAGATTATTGATATGCTTCCAGACCGTAGCTCTCCCGGCATCCACCCTTTCAGAAATCTCTGTAATCGACGGTGCATATCCAACCAGTTTAATATAACTGACGATATACATATATATTTCTTTTCTGAGAGCCTGTCCCTGTTCGTATCTATTCTTTGTGTTGTACGGCATTTTGATTCTCCTTTTCCAATTCTTTTGCCTTATTAAACATCTTGGAAAGATAATTCGAATAAGCAACAAGCATGTGATCTACAAATCCATTTTTGTTATATTTTTCAGATACAACATGGATCTGTTCAACTACCTGCTGCCAGTATTCATCTTTTGCCTCAATTCCGGCAGTCTGGAGGACCAGTGCCGGAAAGTCAATCTGTAAAAACTTTATGGTGTTCGGTATCTGCTCATGCGTCACTCTCATACTTACGCACCTTCTTCTACCTCAAAACTCTGTTCAAGAAGTCGCTCGTTATCCTTGCTAAACGCCTTTATATAGCTCTGTTTTATCGGTCTGATAAAATGTATGCCGTTAGCTGATTTAGCCCGGGAAACAGCCACATAGAACTGTCCAGGATCCCAACAGCAAGGGTCAATGTTGATTTTTTCAAATGTCTGTCCCTGTGATTTATGAATGCTGATTGCCCAGGCAAGTTTTACCGGGAACTGAGAGAAAGAACCTACTTTCTTACGGACAATCTTCTCTTTCACGATCTTCCGACCATCCTTTTCTTGTTCGGATTCCTCAATAACCTGTTTCTCAATGTCTTTATTGTATCTATATAAGCTAACTGTTTTGCCCTTATCAGTTTTGATAACCAGATAAGATTCTTCAAATTCTCCGTTTTCCACAATTTTCTGAATGATGCCAATCGTTCCATTAACGTAGTTTCCAGACAAATCATTGACTGTAATCATCACTTTTGCACCGATGTTAAGAATTAAGTCCTCTCTGGCAAATGCAATGTTCTTAATATCGGCAGATGTTAGCTCGCCGTCAACTGCTGCATGAAACACTTTTTCGGTCTTTTTATCCAACTTGCCAAGGAAAGTATTGTTAATTCTGTCAGCTTCTGCATTAGTGCCAACCAAGAACGGCGCTTCCGGTATAACTTTGTCTGATTCGTTGTTCTCCAGATATGCAATGGATTTTCTAATATTGTTGCCATATTTAATATCATTCAGCACATACTTAAATCCCTCATCATTCTGCCTGCATACCTCATCAAGTTTGATATATTCAAATCCCATTTCTTTCCAGTATTCAGACATGAAAGCATATCCATGTTCATACTTTCCACCCTTTCCATAATCAGATCCATACATCCGACAGAGAATTTTTCGATCGTCTGTCGTAATAACTGGCGGAAGCTGGTAGAAATCACCTATCACGATTAACTGAATGTCTTCTTTGTCCTCTCCGATCAGAAGTCTGTCAACTGCTCTCTCTTCATTCTCCGTGATGATCGTCTTTGCAATCATATTGAACAAATCGAACCGGCACATGCTGATTTCATCAATGATAAGAACATCTGCTTCTTTCAGAAGTTCAGCTCTGGATTTCACCTTTTTCTTATAGTCCTCAAATTTAATTGAAATATTCAATGCTCGATGTACGGTAGTTGCCCCATATCCGATATTATCCGCTGCAATTCCAGTAGTGGCGGATACCAGAATATTTTTACCAGCTTTTTCCGCCTCATCGATGAACGTTTGGATAACCGTTGTCTTGCCTGTTCCTGCGTCACCTGTCAGAAAAACATTACTGCCAGACAGCATTGTATCTAATGCATATCTTTGCTTTTTATTGAGATCGTCTTTTTTCATTTTGTAACCACTCCTTGTAATAATTATGTTAACTGAATATTTTTGCAATATTCAGTTAATTTTGTTATAATAAATCTAATTGCATATACTTTTTAATTTTGTAACCCGTGTGTAACCGGCTTTTTTAATCCACTGGTTACGCCACAAACCCTTATTTTATGTGGGCTTCAGAGGTGTGTAACCGTGTAACCAATGTAACCAAGGTTTTTATATAGGAGAATCACTAGAGTATATGTTTTTTATACACTCTCAAACTTTCTCCTATAGGATGTTTTTTTTCGTGTTACAACGGTTACATGGTTACAAATTACGAAAACGGAACATTTGTTTCGGCATCAGCTGGCAGAAAACCAGTTTCAATAACCTCATTTTCTTGCTCGTTTTCAAGACTTTTTATATCAACAATCTTTACCGCAATAAGCCTCATTACACTTCCACCGTCTCTTTTTAGTACCGTATCTCTTTTTCCTGTGTGCTTGATTAACTCTCGATTAATCGCCCAGGCCGAAAAGGCTTTTCTGGAGAATCCATTGTTCTTCAAAAGGTTTTCAAGAGGTTTCGGATAAAAATATACATATACATCTCCATATTCATCTGGCGTTTCCTTGAATCCCCACTGATCACAGCTAAATTGCGCATCAAAGTGCTGTCCGTACACTGAGAGACTTTCAAGAATGAATTCATAGCATCTCTGACCTTCTGATACATCTTTCTTGCGTGTAGGTATGTCTACAACGTCCTCGACCGTCAGCTCACGTCCATCCTTAAATATGAAATCTGTAGCTAATTTGTCAGCCAGCAGAAGTGTAGATATTGCCATTACCTGCTTTGCTGGAAAGTCATATCCGTCAAAACCTTTCTCAATTTCGGCTTTCATTTCTTTCAGATCATCCGATGTGAACTGTTTGAGATTTCCAACGAACACTCTTCCAGCAAAGCCGTAGTTCTTCACGACAATGCCGTTAATCTCTGCTGGATTCTCGTAAATATCCTCACAACATTTAATTTCAATAATTCTGTTGATAGCTCCGCCGGAATCTGCAAATTCCGAAATAGGGTTCTCACCGTTGCAAATAGTCACATTACTCCATGTATTTTCCTTAGCTGCTCCGAGGTCCTTATTTGAACGTGCTTTTCCTTTGCCAGAACAGAGATTGTAAATCAATGTTTCGTAGTTATCCCGGATATACTGAGAAGCATTCTTCGAGTCGTCCAGAATCATCGGAAAGTTATTGAGCATATCTGCCCTTGTCTCCAATGATGTATCTGTTGAACGAAAATTCCCAACGTAGGCTCCCGGTGCCGGATTCCCCCAAACCGATGCCGCTATATTGATTGTTACCGTCTTTCCGCCTCCTGTCTGCCCATAGAAGTCTACGATGAACGGTAGCACATCAAGCGGCTGTATAAGAACACTTGCAAAAGATGCTGCAAGTGCTATCCGTGGTTCTAATCGTCCACACGACCGTAGCTGCTTAGCCAGAGTCACCCACTTAAAGTAATCTCCACTTTCCTGTATGCTCTGAAATAGTGTTTTAAAGCGGTATTCGCCATCAAAAACGATTGAAAGGTCGTAAGGGACAAATGTATTACCATGCCACCCCAGTTTGCTTGTAGAGTGCTGTATGTCGATCATATCGGCATTGTACATTTCAACATCCGCCAGATACTTTACGAGAAGCCTTGCATTCTCTGAGTTGACCTGCACCCCGAACCTTGCAAGATTAGTTATTGCCCTGGAAGTCACAATGTCAATTTTTGGAACAGTTATTTCTGTCCAATATCCATCCCTTTTAAAAGCCACCGTGATCTGTTCCTCTCCTGTCTCGATGTTTTTTAGACGACGTATCGGCATGATCGGGTGGTGACATACAAGTTCTCTTGCCTTAGATGTTTCAGAGGAAAATATTCCATTCTCTGTAGCTATCCAGCTACCACAAGCCATGTTAGGATATTCCTTATCAACAGAATCAGGATAAAAGTTTGTGATGTTTTCAACTAACTGCATAGAACGATTTACTTTTTCTTCTTTTTCCTTTTCCTGTTCTGCTTTCTGGAATTCCTTTATGAACTCTTCTGCTATATGCTTCGCTTTCACACTTTTTGCCCGGTCCATCAGCTTAAACTTGATTTCTGAGCGGTCAATTTTACTTTTTACTGAAAAAAGCTCTTCATACAACTGCTTTTCCATAAAGTCTTGTGCCTGTAAGTTTTCAATATTTTCAAGAATTTTTCTCACCTCCTGACTTAGCTGATAACATTTCGTATCTGCTTTTTTCTTTCTCAAGATTAAACTGGCACATATACCACTCTTCTGAATCAGGAGGGAACGTTTTTAGTGCTGTTTCGTACATAAGTATGTTCTTTTCTACCTGCTCAATCTCATTAGGATCCTGAACAGGGTTGTGTTTTTTTGATTTAATATCTCGCATTTCATGTCTGATCTGGTTGCGGCTTTTACCTTTTTTTGATATATAAGTGCCACCCAGCTCAATAAACGCCGTACTAAAAGGGACAGATTCGTATTGCATCACAAAATCAAACACATCACCGCCAGTTCCACAGCCGAAACAGTAAAAGGAATCATCGTAGATTTTGCAGGACGCTGACTTTTCCTTGTGAAAAGGGCAACATATAAATCCTGCTCTATTCGGCCTTAGCCCGTACCTGGAGAGAATTTCTGGCATTTTTACTGACTGTTTGATTTCTCCCTTAGTCATGACAGCAGCTCCACGATCCGCCGCCCAGTTTCTTCTTTCGTGCAGAATTCAAATCGGACTCCGTATTTATCTCTGATTGTGCATAGAGATTTATATAACTGGCAGCCATCAACAGCCTTATCAGAAATTACAGTCTTTACTCTCTTACCGTTTACCGTCTTCCAAATGACTTTGTGTTTTCTTGGATTCTCCCAAAAATACACATCACCAATTGATTTGATATCTTCACCATGTTCACACAGGATAATAAGCTGAATACCTGCGTCGAGCGCTCTAATAAGCTCTGCCTTGAATCTTTCATGCTGCTGGCAGACATTTCCACATAGCTCCTGTAAATCCTTTTTACGGTCAATACAGAGCTTTGCATTATCCAACGACTGATAATCTCCACAGTATAACTTCGATCGGAAATACTGTACTCCAAGACTGTCAAACTGCTTTTGAATCCGTTCCCATTCCTTTTTATGTTCTCTTGTGTCTGTCTGTATAACCATTAAAAACACATCCTTTTAATTGAATGGAAGCTCTTCCTGTACACTATCCGGAATACTCATAAAATCAGTTCCTACTGGACTCGCCCCCATGATAGCTTCTTCTTTCAGATGATCGTCATAGGCTTTTGTGGTGCGCTCTTCTGGGATATCTGCATCCTTAATTCCCTCAATACTTCGGAACCATGCGAGTTTGTGACGTTTTACTTCTTTATTGTCGTACCAGTCTTTCTCCAGACGGAAGATGCCGCCGATCAACTTGCCTTTAAACTGCTGCCCGAAGTTATTACCCCACTTAATAGCAAATCCCGGATTTGACTTTTCTACGCATGTGATAAATGTTTTAAGATTACGGACGCCATACTCTACACTCTCGTCAATGACCATATAGTTAGTGCCGGCATTCGGATATTTCTTGTCTGGACGGATATCATTTTCAAACTGCTTCATAAAGTACCCCGCCTGTTCGTCTCCTTCTGCAAAATCAAACAAGATAACGAGCATATCAAGTCCACCCTGTGTTTTTTTCTCTAATACCTGCTTAATTACCATTTTGTGCCCGCCAAGAGCAATCGGTTCAAATTCTCCTGCTGCCTGTGTAGTATCGTAATTATTTGGTTTCTGCATTGTCTGTTCCTCCTAATTCATAATAATCTCTGATAACCTTGTCAACTTCTGCAAGGTCGTTATCAATAGTTAAACTGTCAAACATCCCGATCGGGGACTTACTTACCGCTCCCTGACTGGACTGAGTGACAAATAAGTGCTTTCCACTCTCTTCGATGCATCGAAGAACGATGGTAAACATGCCCTCGATGCAAACTTTTTCGTCCAGAAGCTTACCAATTGTCTTAGGCTTTACTTCCCCGGAGTCATCTTTTTCCTCATGCATCATAAGGTAAACAATTTTATTCTGCGGTACTTTTGTTACAATGAACTGGATAAGATTCCAGAAATAGTCTCCAATATCATTGTACAGAGCAAACACTGCATTGCCTTTTCCGGCAGAAGCGTGTCCCTTCATGAAATGATTCGTAATAAGATATCCTGCATCATCAATCACAATTGACTCCGCTTTTGATGCGATCAGACACTTCATTACCTGTTGGTAATCATCTGTAAACCATCCGTCAATCTTTCCTTTAAACGGAAGCGGTTTATTCAATACTCTAATAAGATTCCAGTGTTCATTCTGGCAGTTTCTAAGACTGGTGCTCTTGCCAGAACCAGATTTTCCAATAATTAATACGGGTGTTGCCATTACTATTCCTCCTTGTCATAAACCACATGCTTGCTGCCCTCAACAATCAGCAAACTCGCGATATCCTTCATAGAAATGGTTGATTCGTTATAGATTTCAACCAGTGCGTTGTATGCTTCTGGCGAAACTTTCACGACCGGGTTGTCCTTATCAGTTGCTGGCTGTTTCTTTCTTGCCGGAATACGGATTTCAAATTCACTCACCGATATTTTCCTCCTCACAAACTCCAGATAAAGAATCAATATAAGCATCTACTTTTGAGAAATTTATCAAATAGCACTTTCCTATTTTTATCTCTGCCTCTGCTTCTTTAGCAATATTTCTCATAGTTGTTTTGCCAACGCCATATCTCATACACGCTTGATTAATACGCCCACTTTTTTGACAAATGTTATAATCCCTTTCTTTTCTTACTTGCATTATGCATTCCCCTCCTTATATGATTTCTGAGCCGTTAAAAGCCCATTTAGAGCCTGTACGTAGCTCGCCAATGTTCTTGCCTTATATGATTCTTCAATGGGGTTATCCGGGACTGTGGCAAGCTGTATATCAATCAATCTCAGAACCTCATTAATTCTCTCATCCATGTTCACACCGCCTTGAAAAAGCAATACAAGTTATCTGATGCATCTCCGAACTTCTCTCCATCAATATCTTCGGCCTTGTGATATTCCACATGGTCCAGAGACATATCACAGTTCTCATAATCCAGAACGTAATCACCTCTGGATTGAAGTTCTCTGAGCAGCTCATTAATACATCCTGCTATCTCCAGACTAGGAAGAAGTTTCATAATCGCTATCTGTTTACTCATTTGGACACTTCCCATCTATCAGAAGTTCCAGCAAGAAAGTTTTGATTGTTTTGAGACTTTCACGGCTTTCTTTCTCAAAGAAAGAATTAAAGGATACATTCCGATACAAGTCCCACTTAAACTCGCCTTCAGGAAGTCTGACGTCTTCTTTTCTTTTAAGCCCTCTTACCTCTAAGCCGTAGCCTGAGAAATCAAAGGTGATATTTGCTGTCGGAACTTCGTTCACAACTCTTTTGCATAATCCATATATTTCATCAATCTCTTTCTCGAACATCTTCTTATCCTCCTTATTTCCTACTGCCAGTCTGCTTTCATCTGGCGCACCGCCCATGCTGCCGAGATACCGAAAAAGATGTTCAGCCAAATAGGTATGTCCACATATTTCCCGGCAAGCATACAAACAGCAATTAGCATATATTCTTTCATTTTATTTCATTTCTCCTGCAATCCACGCAAGGTTGCTTGCCACCAGTGCAGCGACTGTCATAATCCATGCGGTGAACCATCTTTTTGACTTTTTCTTGCTTTCTTCGACAATTTCAGTCGCAAGTGCTACTTCGATGTCAGCCCATGTTGGCTGTTTTTCGTTTCTAATTTCACTCATATCGTGCTAATTTCTCCTTATTTTTTCTTATTTGTCTTTACAATTAGCAGATAGAGAACTATAATGTATCTATCCACTAAGGTGTTTTAGTGGTGCAAAGCTCCGGGGTGGAGGTGTCGACTCCCTCCGGGGCACTCACTTATTGAGAGCAGCCTTGCCTTTCCAGACATGACCAGTTACTTCATAAACCTTTCTGGGACTTATAATGTAAGTAATTCGTCCACCGGAAAGACTCTTTGCTGGCTTGTTATTCTGCACAGCCACGCCAATCGGCAACCATCCGTACACAATCCCTGCCCGGATTGCTGTAATAGGGAGCCCGATCAGTTGACTCGCATCGGCTACAGTCAGAATTTCTGACGAGAATTCTGGCATCTGTGGAATGCCTGATATAATTCTCGCAACCTCTGCGGCGAACTGATGAACTTCTGCACTTTCTTTGATGTAAGTATCAACTTCGCTCATTTTATGCTCCTTTCTACTCAATACACATCTGAGCATTGCAGTCCCTGATACACATTACTGTATTTGTGCATGGATGCCAATTTCTGACATATTCCATAGATTCTTCAAATCTCAGCTTAGGAATGTTATTGCGGGCATTTACTGTGAAGTAAGTCTTTATATCCCTGTTGCATTCAGCAAATACTTTCTTGCCAATTTCCTTGTAAGCATTTGATTCTTTCCCACCAAGGTGAGCAATTACGACACTTGACACTAAGTCCCTAATAGCTTCCTGCTGTGCATAGTCAATAGTCATGGTGTTTTCAAGTCTGTTAAGCCGTTCTTCGTGATCTAAGAATCCTGTCGCAATAACCTGTATCTGTTCAACTGTCGTCAGTGGTTTCCGGTATGAGCCTGTCTTTCTGATTGTCGGAAGAACTTCATCCATAACCCATGATTCGAATTTCTCTGCTGATGGAAGTTTCGATTTCATAATCAAGCGGTACAAATCCCCCTCTGTTATGAAACTTGCTTCCTGATTCCTGCCGAGAGAATCTGTGAGGTGGTGTTTTACCACCCCACGGCAATGCTGTTTAAGTGCATTAACCGTGTCCTTGTAACCAAGTGCTTTCGCAACGTCAGCTCCAACAAAATACGGTTTCCCGTCAATTTCTATTGTTCGAATTTCTCCGAACTCTCCTGAATTAAAAATCTGTAATTCGTTCATAAGTCTCCTTTCTTATCTTATTTTCTTTCTGGTCAGAATTCGCTTCTTTACGAGTATGTGGAATCTCAGTAAAATCCCTACCTTTTTCATATTTAAAAATACCTCCAATCTCACATTGGTTATATACTTCCTCTGTTACATAATAAGTAGCTGTGTCATATTCTTTTTCTTCCTCATTGTAATCACGAATATCTATTTCATAAGAATCCGAATAGTAATACACATAAGGCATTACAGTTGTATATGACGTCTTTCCATTAGTATGAACCGTAGAGATTAGAACTGTTTCTGTATGCGCAGGAATAAATTCTTTATTGTAAATTTCTCCCTCTTTCAGTTTCCCTTTACAACCAGAGAGAAAAACAATCCCTGCAACTATTGGAATAATTAATAATTTCTTTTTGATATATACTCACTCCCTTTCATGCTATACCTATTGTATTTTCTTTCCCCTCTTCCTATAATGCATTTACAGGCACCGACATGCCGAGTATAACGAAAGGGGAATTATATGGTTGAAACAATTACACGACTGTATCATTGCCACAAGATTCACAAACACGTGATTGTTTATGAAGAGTATGAGGTTTCTGATAGCGGTCGCCACCTACTGCGGTGCTCATGTCCATATCATCAATACACGGAAATGAAGCCGCACTGTGATGGGTATAATGATCATGGTTTTCAATGTGGTTATGCAAAAAATCAATAACCAGACTCACTAACTCATCCGGTCGCTCACTTGGCGATAGATAACAGTAAAGCCGAAGGTCACATTTGCAACAGTCTCCACCAGATTCTTTGCAGTGTTGACTGACAGCTTTATTAAATTGTAATGCGTCCATTTATTCTCCTTTCTGCTCTGGAATTTTCGGTTCAAGAAACTTGTCAGTCCCAACAGATAACGCCCCGCAAATTAATTCGTATTCATCGAAATCTAATCTGCGATTTCCATTGAGAGAAAGATTGAGTTTCTGAACAGGAATGCCAGTTTTATTGGCGACAAATGTCTGTGTTATGCCGTTGTTCTCAAGGTATGACTTAATTTTTTTACCAACGCACATTTTCATTTCTCCTTTCTGTTTGAATTTCGTTCTCATCGAACAATTACAGTATAACTTCGAACTATCCGAATGTCAAGAAGAAATTTCGAGAAAATCGAAATTATTTTATTGACAGTTCGAAATTTCTATATTATTATTAATCATGAAAGGAGGAACCGATAATGACATTTGGCGAGAAAATCAAGCAAGCCAGAACGGCAAAGAAGCTGACTCAGAAGCAACTTGCAGAAAAAATCAATGCAAAGCATAATTCAATTAGCGACTGGGAAAAAGATAAGTGTAAACCAGATATGGACACCATTGAGCTTCTATGTGGCGCTTTGGAAGTAACACCGACATACCTCATGGGTTCTAAAAGCGATGACGATTATGCAGTTATAATTGGAAACCTTATGTCGGAACCTGACATCTTAGATTTTATCGAGGAATATAGGGCGCTCGATAAAGAAGATAAGAAAGCAATAAAACAAATAGTTTCATCGCTAAACAAAAAGAGCAAGGGTTAATCCCCTTGCTTCTTTGATTTCAGGTACTTAATAAGAACCATATAGATAAATTTCAATTTACCCTCGTTCTCAGTATTTTCTATCATTTCAATAATTTCCTTCTTATAATCCATAATAACCCTCCCTGTCACAACTACCACCTACACTACAGTATATGTTCGGCTGTGGAAAATAGAACCGAACATTAGTTCGTTTTGCTATTATACCACCTATCCCGACTCTTGGCAACTGCCAATGATACACATGAACTCTCACTATTTTGTAGAAAAAAAACATTTCTTTTTCATCTAAATCACTCTATTTCGTTCTAAATCTTTACAATATGCTCTTAAAATGATAAAATAAAAATACCACGAATAACCGTACTTTACATAATATTGCAAAATCAGCGGTACAAAATACATAATCCGCATTAAAAGTGCGAAGCGTGGCGAAAACATATCAGGAGGGTGTTTATCATGAATGAAAAGAAAAAATATTGTAAGCACTGCGGAGAACTTATTGACGACGACTGTGTAGTATGTCCTAAGTGTGGAAAACAAGTAGAGCAGTTGACTTCTAACAACAGAGACATCATCATTAATAATTCTGCATCTTCCTCTGCGTCCTCAGCGGCGAGTTCAGGTACACCGTATATAAAGCGGAAAATGCCATGGTATCTAAGCTGGTTCTGGATTTTAATATTGGGTGCTTGTTCTGGCGGAATATATTGGATTGTTGGAATTATAATGAGATCAAATTGGAAATCACATAATTAAATAAAAAACCGCCCTGGCATTGGCGTACCGGGACGGCGTTTATACATCTCCGAAGAAATGTAATATTCTGGCAAACATATTGTATCATCTTCGGAGCAGTCGAACAAGACAGAAAATTTGTTCGGCTGTTATTTTTATACCTAAAACAGCTACATAAAGAAAAGAGGAATAAAAATGGCGAAGAAAAGAAAGAAATATCCAAAATTGCCGAATAACTTCGGCTCTATCCGGTATCTTGGCAAGAATCGGAGAAACTGCTTCGCAGTGCATCCACCAGCTGCACTGGGCGATAATGGTAAACTAAAACGTCCGCCGGCAATCTGCTATGTGGATGACTGGATAAAAGGCTTCACTGTCCTGACAGCATACAAAGCCGGCACGTATCAACCCGGCATGGAGCGGACTCTTGAGGTATCCCCTACAACGGACATAGATACTCTTATAAGTCGCTTGATTGCTGACTACAATACAATCAAGAGTGTCGAAGGGAAACACCCGGAAATCAAGAAATTGACGTTTTCAGAGGTATACGAACAGTTTTATGCGTGGAAGTTCCCAGAGGGGACAAAACTGTCATATAGTTCAAAAGAAGCATACCGGACAGCTTATACAAACTGCACTGTTCTACACAATCGCATATTCGAAGATTTAAAGGCTCCCGATATGCAAAAGGTTATTGATGATTGTAAGCTGAAAAAGCAAAGCCAGATGGCTATTTTGACTCTATTTAAACAAATGTACAAATATGCCGTATACTCAGAAATTGTAACGGAAAATAAGGCGTTATATGTCCATGTCAATGCTGATAATGACACCGAACATGGAACGCCATTTTCTGATCAGGAGATGCAAGTACTGTGGAATAATACCGACGATCCAGAAGTGCAGCTCATTCTTATTATGTGTTACTCCGGCTGGAGAATCGGGGAAGTGCTAAAACTTACAACCGACTTAGAAGAAAGATACTTTCAAGGTGGAATCAAAACAAAAGCCGGTAAAAACAGAATTGTTCCGATACATCCTGCTGTATATCATTTTGTTGAGCAGAAAGTGTTGACACAAGATGGGAAACTATGCGTATATACTCAGCAGCATCACAGAAAAGCATTGTTCTATCCTACACTGGAACGTTTAGGAATAGTCGGTAATCCGAAGCACACGCCGCATGACTGCCGGCACACCTTTTCTGCACTGTGCGAAAAATACGGTGTCCGGGAAAATGACCGAAAACGAATGCTCGGCCACTCTTTTGGTGGAGATGTTACAAATGCGGTATATGGACACAGGACACTGGAAGAACTTCGGACAGAAATAGAAAAGATAAAAGTTCCATTTGTGACTAACTGTGACTAACGGAACCCATTTTAATCTTTCTAAAACAACCGAAATATCATTATCGAAATGCCGGAAACCCTATTAAAATCAACGTTTTCAGCGATTTTGCAAGGATTTCCCACATTTCATTTTCATTATTCTAATTTTATTAATTGCGACCAACAAATAGAATTTAGAAAATTGCGCAAATGCCTGTAAATACAGCGCTTTTGGCACTATTATATTAGGAAACAATATTTTTATTTGTGACTAACGTGTGACTAACGATAACAGTCTAAAACTTCCGAAATGATACAAAATATGTTTATAAATAAAGTTCCCGGGGAATTAACCCCGGGGTGTTTTTATATGGCAATCAAATCTTTCCATGTGGCGGGTCCGCAAATACCATCCACTTCCAGAACTTCTTTCCTGGATTCCTGATAAGCTTTCAGAGCGCAAATCGTGTTCGTATCTGCTGTCCATGTAAGTTTCAACGCTTTGCCGTTTTTGCCTTTAAAGCCTCTGGCTCTTAAAATTTCCTGTAAGAGGAGCACAGATGTGTTTTTATCTCCTGCTTTTACTGTCTCTGGATTAAACATATATTTCTCTCCTGTTTGTGATGTATCAGATACAATACTGTAATCCGGTGTGCAGAACTTAGTTCCGGGCATCTGACTGTTAAGATAACTCTTTGCGCAGACACCGCCGCCATTTGCAATAATTCCAGATGCGCCAGAAGTATTTCCCTCGATGGTATAGAACCTGTCTCCGATTACAGCCGTTACGATGCCGGTATGAGCAAAAGTTCCGTTACGATAAAAGATTACAATATCGCCAATCTTTGGATTAGCGTTCCTTGTAAACAGATTACCAAGTGTTGGGCAGTAAACATAGGGCCAGTGCTTCAACAGTTTTTTTGCTTTTTCCTGTCCGAATGCTTCCATAAAACACCAACTCACGAATGCTGCGCACCAAGGCTGTCCTTGATATGATGGCTTAATGTCTCGCCAGTACTTCGTATAGTTGTTTGAACCGGCGTTTGCAGTCTTACTGTCGAGCTGACTATTACTCTTCTTTTCAAGGTATCCAATCTCATTTTTTGCAATAAGAATCACTTTTTCAATAGCTTTATCCATTGCAGGAACCTCCTCTTTGTAATCCTTATAGAATACATCCATGTCAACGTTACCACTAATGCCGGATACTTTTCCTCTACTGGAATACTGCCAGCCTACACCAACAGATGGACGCAATCTTTCCTGTACAGAGCCATTATCACTAGCCGGATAACGAGCAATCCAGCAATCGTACTTTTTCAGGGTGTCTGACAGAACGTTATTGTACCAATCAAGATTGCAGTAGATACCGACCTTATAACCGGCTTTTTTGATTCTGGTCAGAAATGCTACTGCAATGTTCTCAATCGCCTGTTTTCCAAGGTTTCTCTGCTGACTCCATTCAAGGTCGTAGAAGATTGGAAAGTCCATTCCGCGTCCGCCAAGAACAGAAATTACGCTCTCAGCTTCATCAATTGCCTGTGCCGGTGTCAGAGCGTAACTGTATTTATATCCGCCGACAAGGATTCCATTTGACTTGCATCCTTTGTAGTTATGTTCAAAAGAGGAATCAGTTCCAGATTTTTGATGGATTCTCAATATTGCAAACTTAATTTCAGAATTCGATACTTTCGCCCAGTCTGGCTTACTCTGATAAGATGATACGTCAATTCCTTTAATTTCCATATTTTCTCCCTTGCACGTATTTTATTTCACTATTCCTGGTTTTGATTCTGTTACTGTCCCGTCCTCATTCAGTACATAGCCATCCTTTTGAAGTCTTTCAATTACCTTCTTATTCCACAGTTCAGGAACATCTGTCCATTTTTTCAGCCCATTGATTATTCGCTCTTCAAAAAAATTAACCATTATTTTCACCTCCGATTGTCGAAACTAAAGTAGCCAGTTCATCCAAAGCCGAATCATGCGTTGATACAAGTTCAGCTAGACCGTCGATACCATCACCGTTAATTAGAATCTTGCGATTAGATTCCGCATTAAGCATCTGCATCACAACGTCTAACTTTTCAGACATCTCATTTATCTTGTTTGAAACTCGATTGATGGCTTTGTAGATATTTGCAATTTCCTTTTTATCCATATACGCCTCCTGTTCTTAGCTATTCAACTATAAATAATTCATTAATTTACTTTCCCGATTGTCTGATGCTGTTCACGAATAGTCAGTTTATCTTGACTTGATGGGATTTGCTAGGATTTTAGAGGCATAAGCAGGGGGCAAGACCAAGAGTGTAGCTGGAGCCCTCGTAGTACGGTTTCCCATCCATGTCCATATGACAGAAATTTTTTTCACTGTTGGAGTAAGGCGAACGTTCCCAATAGCGACCAGACACGAAATTACTGCTAAAGTACGGTTTCTTATATATATTAGCAGTTGCGTTCTTAAAGTACTGATACTGTTCTCCCTCGCCTGCGAAAGAATGCTTTATACTGCCAAAAATCTCAATTTCAGACAGTAGAAATGCATAGTCATTTGAGATTTTAATCGTACTACTTTTGCTTCCCACAGATGCCAACTTCTTGACCTGCTTCATCATATTTTGAATATAAGTAGGCAAACATTTCTTGTACACATTATTGCACCACGTACGTCTTGCACAGCCTTCCCAACCACCACTATTTGTACTTGAATCGTTTATATAACCACATTCATGTGATGCATTATAGGAGGTGTTATATTCTGTCGTAGTGTCTAAATACAACATACGTTCTGTCTGAATTGTAATAGCGGCTTTAGTCTTGCCATTGATAGCAGTCACTAAGTCATCATGTTCGATTCCGATAATTACATAGGCATAATCATTCGCTCTGTGTGACTCACTTACGCCAGTTGCATCCATGGCATTGTGATGGATGGTTCTCTTGTCGCCGACCGCCCAATAGTCGCTAATGTTGATTTTGCCTGCGTAGTGCGCTTCAATCATCTTTTCAATCTCTGCGTCTGTTCCGTCGGCAAATGTGACAATCTTCAAATCCTCTTTTGGTTCGCCGAGAAGTCTGTTTCCTGCATCGTAGTTGTATACACCATCTGTAGAATATGGAAACAGTGTAAAGTAATATTGTTTGCCGTTTGTCAGCCCTGTAACGGTATATCCTGTTGTTTTGTATTTATCTCGAACTGTATTGTCAACCACAAGCGCTCCGTCATCTGGATTTGCAGGATAGCTCGTTTCTTTCATTACAAGTTTTGTACCAGCCCATGTAGAGACTGTTGAACCACTGATTACCGTGTTTTCAGGGTCTTGCCATTTAATTGTGACAGATGCGTTTAAGTTCTTAATCGTTGGGTTGTTTACGGGTTTGGGAGTAACGGCTGCGCCACCGCCTTTTGCGTGGAGTGTTCCGTCTTCATCTATGAATGTTGTCTTGCCGTCAGGTTTAACCTTACCAAGAGTTTTGATTGTAGCAATCGGGACAGTCGCATCACTTCCCCTGTCTCCTTTTGGCCCTTTGATATTTACTGTTTCGGGATTGGCAATCCCATCTGTGTTGCTCCAGCTTATGTTTCCATCAGTGTCTACACTTGGAACGAATGTAGTGCCCTTTTCTCCTTGCGGTCCAGTATCTCCTTTTGCGCCCGTATCGCCTTGTGGCCCGGTAATATTTACTGTCTGGGGGTTTTCAAGTCCTCCGTCATTACTCCAACTTATGTTTCCTTCGCTGTCTACAACAGGAGTGAATGTGATTCCTCGCGCACCAGTATCTCCTTGCTCGCCTTTTGGACCAACCGAGCCTTGCTCGCCTTTTGGCCCAGTATCGCCTTTTAGACCCTGTACTCCCTGCTCTCCTTTTTCTCCGGGGTCTCCTTTTACACCCTGCGGCCCTGGGTCGCCCTTTGGACCTTGCGGACCAACTGGCCCCTGCGGCCCCTGAATCTTGCCAGCATTGTTCCAATTCGTGCCGTCGAAAACCCACATTTCTCCGTCTATTAAATATGCATCGTTCTTCTCTGCACTCAGGGGGAGGTCTGCCTCAGATTCTTTTGTACCAAGGACATTAAGAGATGTTCCGTCATTTCCTTGTTCACCCTTTTCTCCTCGCGGGCCTTGCGGACCAACTGGCCCCTGTGGACCAACGTCTCCTTTTTCACCTTTTGGGCCTTGCACTCCTTGAGGTCCCATAATATTCCCAACATTTTCACTATCACCATCTGAAAATGTTATTGTCAAATTTCCATCTGTGTCAATACTGACTGCTGTGATAGAGATGCCCCTTAGTGATTCTTTCTGCTCAGGAGTCAACGATTCAAATGTTACGGTACCATCTGCGCCTTTATCTCCTTTTTCGCCTTTGGGACCCTGTGGACCAACGAATTCTCCGGCATTAACCATCTCTGAAATGTCCTCAATGGAACACAACCGCCTTACATCATTAGCCGCAAATGCAATGTATAAGGCTTTACCAGATGGAACGGACGGGTCATTGCCAAGAATCGCAACGGGCTCTCCGGGACGAATTTTCGATGTATCAAAATCGGCGTACATACCCCGTCGGAATTGTATTGTATATGTATCGGCCATATTAGACTTACCTCCTTATGAAAGGAAATTATTTTTTATGTAATCCTTTACGGAATCAAGATTTTTCTGCACATCGTCATTCATCACAAGGAAATTACCTTTATTGTTCTGGCTGATGATACTTCCTGTGCTTTCGTCTACTTCTGAATAGGTATAAGCAATACGGCTTCCCTCTCCAGTACTAAGATTCATAAAACTTGTTAAAATTTTTTTCATGATATTTTCCCCATTTCGTCAATAATTTTTTCCCTGTTATTAAGAAGTTCTTTTTCATAATCTGGTTCTGATACTTCAAGGCTTTCACTGTAGTCTGGTTCTGGCATGTCTGTGTCTATTGCCCTGTCGTAGGCTGTTTCGCTTGCGTCAGCAAAACGCATGTGTTCATAGTCAGCCTGCCGCGCTTTGATTTCAAATGCAAATTTAAGCCCCGGAGTACCTTTTACAGTGAAATATGTCTGCTCTTTTTTATCTACCCAACAATCTCCATCTCCTTCCTTTTGTAAAAACACATAATATTCAATCCTTACATTGGTAGATTCTTGGAATATATCATCTATGTCTATCAGGCATGTGCCGTCTTCCGATACGGATGCTTCTCCGATGTCTCCGAACATGGGGGACGCCATTTCATAACAATAAAATGCCTGCGTACCATAGTTTTTTGTTGGAAGGATTCTTTTCTTTGTTCCTCGGACACTTAAATCTGCAAGGTCTGTTCCCGTTCCGATGCTATAGAAATGGCCACTGGCTTCTATATGTGTACCTGCTGTAACTTTTTTTGATGCCGAAACGCTGTCTGCCGAAACGCTGTCTGCCGAAACGCTGCCAGCAGAAACACTGGTATTAACCGAGACCGAACTTGCGTGTACGGTTCCTGTATAAAGATTGATTCCTCTAATTCGTGTTCCATACAACGTCCCGTACCCCGGCACATATACTCCTGTGTTCGTCTCTGAATAGATCTCTCCAGCTGAAGCATCTAGCGTTACTTCTCCATACGCGCCACTTGCTGAAAGCTTTTTAATTCCAACTTTCCATCCTGCTAATTCGCCTGTGTTAATATAATCGGCATTCATGTACACATTGCCATTTGATAGATACAGGCCTTTATTGCTGCTGTTATCGCTTAGCACATTAATAATCTCTTGCTTGGACATTTTTCCTATGTCGAGATCACTGAGCGCTTTATCTGTATAGCTGTTTGCACTTGATAGCACTGTCGAAGCTTTGTCTTCCGCAACACTATATATTGTATCGCCGTTTGTTAATGCGAATGTATCAGGTCTGAGCGTAACATTTCCGTAGTTATCAATCGCAAATGTTGATGTTCCAGAACTGTTTGTAACATTAATGTTTTTCAAGCTAATTAAATCAGCTGAAATCTGGCCGGACTTAATATAGGAAGCATTTATATACAGATGTCCGTTCTGCATATAAATTCCCTCTTGCTTACCGTTATCCGTTAAAGCGTTAAAAACTCTTTCAAAATTGACAATTTTTTCAGCGTCCAGTTCCCGCCAAGCGCCATCAGTCCCAGAAAACATATATACCTGGCTTGTAGAGAAGTTCATGAATATCGAGCCGTCATGCTTTTCATATTCTTCACTTTTCCACTCAGATGCTGGATAATTCTGCAATGTTGGCACATACGTGCCATAATAGTTCGGGATAGTCACATTGCTTTGAACTGTCCCATCCACAACATCCTTGGCAATTTGTTCAATAGTTCTGCTTTTCAGGGTAAAGTTTTCAACTTCTAATGTGACAGCACCTGTGTCGGCATCTATTCTTAATGTCGTATTCCCGTTATTATCTTTCGCTGTGAAGCCTCTTGTATTAATCCATTCTGATTGAATACCGATGGCATGGAGAATATTCAGAACGGCATCTCCATTATTATCAAAGCCGGCTTTCCATGTCTGACCCCCATCTACTGACAAAAAGAATCCATCGACACCTGTTTTATAAATTACTTTAGAATCAGCAAGCGTAGGTTTATCATGCCGGTATATAATTACGGAACCATCTTCTTGCATTTCTTCTGTATAGAAGAAGCCCAGCGTGTTTGCTGCAAGCTCATTCATTTGTTTGAGCTTTATGTCATACGCAGATAGCTTTTTCTCTGTGTCTTTTTTTGCTTGCTCTACCACTGCTTGCTGTTCGCCAATAAACTCGCTTGCATCTTCTTCGGCACTCTTTGCGCTACAGCTCCATGATGTTGAGCCACCGAACACGAACTCTATATCTGTCACAAACGATCTAAAGACACGATTCTTTGTATCAATAAATTCGACCGGATCGCCGAAAGTGGCGTATCCGTTGGCGATTCCGTCACATGAGAAAGGACGCATTCGCAAACCGATTAATTGATTTCCAATAGCTTCAACTCCTGCCTGAGCATTGCCTGATAATAGCTGATTATCAATAGTAATTACATAGCCGTCCTGACCCGACATATATTCGGTCTTATCTTCTACGTATTTGACACCTGTTACAATAACATCGTCTACGTCATATTGTAGATTCTGAATTGAAAATAACGCGTGATAGTCGTTATTGCTTAACGTACCACCATCAATCACGGTCCCTGTTGTCCATGGATTAAGCGTACCGCCATCCAGATCATCACCATTTGTCCAGTTCTTTACTGTTCCACCATCGTAAATAGTCGTATTGGTAAATGTCTTATCAAACGTAATAATCCTGAGTAAGTCATTTTCGTCGATTCTTGCATTTCCACCGGCTATCCCGGCACACATTCCGATTATTGTACGGTATGTCGCATTAGATGGCGCTTGTTGAATCTGAAAGTTTGAATTCGGGAACGTCGCATCACCGAGCGTAATATTACACTGCCGACAGCACTCTGAAAGCAGTTCCTTGGTCGTACAAGGAAAAGACAAATTAGAATCATATGTCTTATCAGCGTTATGCATTTTGTCTAAGAGAGAAAGACTTATTTCACTCGCTGTTGCAGG